AATCCTTGTCTGTGAATACACCTTTTTCATGTCCGGGGTGTTATCCATATAGGTAACATTCTTTATAGCCTCTTTCTCCTGTTTGCCATAACCTCCCTCAACACCAAGAAAATCCCTGTCCGGCATCAACCTCGCCATCTGCTGAAAAGTCGCAGTACCTTTGCGGTGGAACAGGTTAACGAGGGTGAGCTTAGAGCCTCGCCTACCCATTACCTTATACCGCTTACCGTCCACGGGGGGATGACCCACCACGCCCGGACAGGGATATTTCATATCTTTCTTAGTGTACTCTGAGTTATAAACCACGTACCTTCTGACCTGCGGTTTAAACTTCAGTATGCTCATGGGGTTCGTGTTGTGAACCACGAATACAAAAGGCTTCTTATATAGTTCACACAGATTAAAAGCCTTTCCCGCCCTGTCAAGATGCGAAATGATAATATCTGCATTCTTGATAAACTCCCTGTTGCCTGGGAAGAAGTCACCTTTTACGTTCACACCCTCAAACTCGTAATCTTTAATCCCGGTAATAGGCAAAAGAACGTCAACACTATGGCCCTGCTCTACAAGAAATTTGTTCATCTCATGAACCATCCATTCAGCCCCCGCATGGTGGAGCGGAGGGTAAGCGTGTATTAAATTCAAAACTTTCATAAGCTCTTTTATAATATTTATTTGAAAAAATGTCGTAGTAAACGTATCGTCCAACAAAATCACTGTAATCTTTTCTTTGATAGCTTATAATCGGCATCGTCATATAAAACTCCCTCTGGGGGGCTATCCTCCGATACCATTCATCGGCTATCCTTATGTTTGATCCGGGGTAAGTCTTAAGTATGTAATCAATAAACTTCTCACTCAGTAATGTTGCGTGCATCAGCCACGCCCCGTTAACCCGGACCAGGTGACTGCTGTATTTCTTGACAGGGGCCTGAAGGTTAGCCCCCAGGTAGAGCATATCATAACTCTCCGGTAGTTCTTCAACCGCCCTGTCGAATACTTCGTCAAAGTCATCCGTAAACTCAAAATCATCTTCAAAGAACATCAGGGGACCACCCTGGAACATTTTCAACATCTTTAGCCAATCAGTCATATAACCTTTATAACTGTCGGCATAATTCTGAACCGTCGTGTAATGCGTGACCTTTTCAACTCTTCCCTGTAATATTTCTTTACATCTTGCCCAACGGTCCTTCCGGGCTTTCAGTCCTATCACACAAACATTAAAGTCAATCATTTCAAAGAAATAAAAGGGGAGGGGTGGTTATCCTCCCCCTTTAATAAACTATGCTGATCCGTTAGCCAGAGCAGCAGCGAAAGTTCCGTAAATGAATCCTTTAGGCCTGTAAACAGCCACAGTAAGCCTTTCGCTGATCCTGACAGTAACCATACCTTTTATGAAGTTGTCCTCGTTGGTATTTGTCATCTCAAGGGTCATCTGTCTGCGGTCAAAGACCTGTGCAGCACTACCGTCACCGACAAGGAAGTCACCGGATGTGATAGCAGAAGAAACGATTATCCTCACACCGTCAAGGGTTATATCGCCGTTACCCATGAAGATCCAGGGCTGGAGGTAATTGCCGTTGTCATCCTTCGCCAACTTGATCTTGAGGGCATCAGTAGGGTGAATAAGGGCAAATGTCGGGTTGTACTCCGAAGTACGGACCTGCTTCATGGCAGACACCAGAACGTCAATCTCAGTGATGTCGCTGTCGGCTAGCTCATCAACATAAGCCGTAGCATTGGCCGTAAGACCTGACAGATTGATTCCGGTGCCGTCACCGTAGAGTAACTGATAGTTCTCTTTCAGTTTCAGCTTGCTCGGAAGCCTCAGAGAGATGTAAGAATTAAGACCTTCCACATCCTCAAGCATCTCCTCAGACACGATTATGTAAGAGGTGATCTTACGAACGGTAGCTGTCGCCAGCTTCAGGTCGAAATCACTCTGCTTGTACTCGGAACCCTCAGCAGTCACATCCGTTGAGTCAGTAAGAGCGTGTTCAACAACATACTCAATACTGTTGGAGTTAGTCGTTCCGGGGGCAATAAGATCACGTACCCTGAAAGTAGTGTCCGGGTCAAACTTGATACCGGGGACGTGCTGGGCCTGAACGACAGCAGTATTCTCGAAAGAGTTGCCCTGAGTCATATCGTCAATCTTCAGTTCAATCTCACCCGTACGGCCTTTTTCAGCCAGATAACTCTTGATAGAACCGTTACCCTTTTCCTTCAGGTGTACAAGTACCTCTTTCACGCTGTCGGCAAATCCCGTCTTAGCTTCTTTCGAGCCGAAAGGCAGACGCTGTATCTTCGTGTCGATGTTATCAAGCTGCTCCTGAATCTTCAGAAATTTGTCAGCCATTGCGTTGTGCTTGTCCATGTCGGGTTTTAACTCCGCCATGACAGCCTCCTTCACTTCTTTGCTGTACTCGCCCCACTTCTTAGAGTGGTCTTCCAGCTTCTTGTCAATCTTGTCGCCAAGATCTTCAAGTTCCTTTTTGAATTTTTCCAGTTCTTCCATTAAAGTTTAATTTTTGATGTCAAAATCTCTCCCAGCAACTTTCCGTCTATCGGCTCTGTTGGAGTGGAAGTAACCGGCTCCGTGAGTGAATCAATGACTAATTGCTTCAGTTGGTTCAGTTGTATTTCAAGTTCCCGTGCGGTGTCATCGGTATAATTGCCTTTGACAGCCGATTCGAGAGACTTTATCTTTTCGATTATGTTCTCAAAGGTCTTTCCCTGCTTGCCTTCGCTCTTAACAGTGGAAACAAGGGCTTCCATGTTAGCACCCCAGCCCACCGTTGAGCCTTCCCATAATTTCAACTCGACAAGCTTCTGAATCCTTTCCTTGCCCGATTCGTCAACTTCCCTTTTGACTATCTGATAGCCTATGGAGTGTTCTGTAAGTACCTTATCCCGGTAAAGCTGAAGAACATCCTTTCCTAATGAGGTTTCGCTTATCTTCGACTCGAAGTAAAGCCCGTGTTTGTCTTCCTTCAGGATATGAGGCTTTGACAGTATCTTCGATGGGTCGTGCATATACAGGTGAAGGATGCGGGGCTTACCGCTGTCCGGTCCGTTCTCCCTGATGGTCTTCTTGAAAGCCCCCGGCAGAACTATATCACCGTCACTGTCGATGTTCCCAAAGACAGAGAAGTAGCCTGTTACTATCCCGGTCTGAACGTCCACATCCTTGATGGCCCCGTCCATTAAATTCTTTGTCAGATAATAGTTTTCCATATCTTTATTTCTTTACCATCCAATTACATTAAACGCCAGGGCACATCTACAATTAATAACTTCCTCCGGTCCCCCTGCCGGGTCTCCGGGATGCTGCATCTGATAAGCACCGACAAGAAAAGGCTCATTCATCATTTTGGGGTTCTGTGCCTCAGCGACTAAATGTGTGTCATGGGTCCGGGAGTCATGAGTAGCGATCCAATACTTTTCAAGTGCTTCGCCTGTTGCCTTCGCCCCTTCCATGCTCCCGATGTTGGAGGCCGTCATTATCTCGGTACGGGCAATCCTTAACGCCCGCCACTGGTTATACTTAATCCCTTCCTCAACCAATCCCTTTCTTATCCTTGTAGCTGTTTCGTAGGCCCCTAACCCCTCACTGACAGTCTGTCCAAGCACATCATTGATAATCCGGCCGGCAGTCTCTACAGAAGTTTGATTAACTGATTCAATCCTTTTCCAAAGCCTGTTCTTAACATAATGCCTGAGATAGTTATACCAGACATCTTCTTCTTTCGTCAGGAGGTCAGGATCGGCACCTTTAAGCCTGTTATACTGATCCCTTGCGAAGTCAGCACCTACAAGTGTGTAAAGCTGTTCATACCTTTTCCAGATAGCATCAGGTTTAATAGTATCAAGAAGTAACCGTGAGTTATAGTTCTGCTCATTCACCCTTTCTGCCAGTTCCCTTAACTGCCTGTTCAGGGTGATACGGAACAGGGAGGCAAACTTACTCTCGTAAGAATCCCTCCTTCGTTGTATGGCCTTCCATATAGCCCTGTTATTCCGTATGTAAGTAGCAGTTGTCACAGTCCTAATTTCTTTTCTTCTTCTTCCAGTTGCTGATCAGTAATAGTACTCGCAGACATTGGAACTAATCCAGCAGGTATCCAATAGTCTTTAAGTAATGGATTACTATCATCAGCCGGAAAGTTCATAATATCCCTGCGCTCCTCGGGTGTAAGCCACCATGCCCCTGCCAAAGCCGTTGTCATTAATTGTAAATCATCCTGAAGCTCCGAGATCATTGAAGCATCATAATCACAGTACAGTCCCGGATATTTCCCGCTTATGTATTGGTTTAAGGCATCCCTAAATTGATTTAATGCCGGTAAGACAGCATTGGTATATACCGCACTCCCCGCCTCTTTTGTGTTGCTGTAGGTTTTGTTAGCAGCGTCATTAAACAGTTCTGAAGGCACATGATAGATATTACACAAAGCCCTCAGGTCCATCCTGTCGCTCTCGATGATATTAAGATCCACCGGGGACATCCCCATCTGCTGCCATTTCAGGGTTGCAGGCGTTATTATAGTTTTCCCCCTATTGGCCGGGCCTCCTACCTTCTCCTGAAGCCTTCTCTCAATCATATCGGCCTGTTCTTCTGTCAGCCCGGTGTCTTTCTCTGCTGATATAATCCCGAAAGCCCCTTGGTTCTGCAAAGCCCCCACGCTTGAATCAAATGAAGCATTACTCTTTGTGACAAGTCTTAGTGATGCGCGAATAGGGGAAAGCCCGATAAGGTTCTGTCCATTGAAATATTCCGGAGTCCAGTATTTCAGGTGAATGACCTGTTCATAAGGGATAATGGTATCAGATGTTAAATACTTATATCCTTTTACCGGCTCCATCCTGTCACCAGCTACCGGTCTAATTATCTGTGAGGGTATATTCCACATCTCCCTGATACTCCCCTTGTTTACTCCTGCTGCCGGGCCTATTATGTGGATATAGCTGTTACCTGTGACCAATTTAAAACCGACCACTTGCTCCATAAACTCAGCCCACCCCTGGAGGATGTTAGGCTTTAGAAAGACAGCATTCAATTCATGGTCAGGGAGTGCAACAAGTGCCTTCGTCTTGATGATCTTCGTATTGAGGTTATAGGTATTGGCTGACTTGTAGGAATGAAGGGCTTTATCGTTCTTTACCTCGTACACCCCCCAGGGTATAACCCCGGCTTTCTGTGCTATGAATGAAACAATGGAATAAACGACAGGATTATATAAATAACCTCTGTCGATATATGTTTCTATACTGTCAGCAGGATATACAGCCCTGCCCCGCACCATCTTCAGTATCTCGCTGACAACTTCGCTTCCGATACTTCTGCGAAGATCAGTTATGTATGATTTAAAGAGCTTTCTGCCCAACGCCTCTACCCAACCCATATTATCAGCTTCTTT